TCTAAAACTTTATCCATTTGTTTTCTCAAAAATTCTATGTTTACTTTGTTCAACGCCATGTTTTCTATGTGTGCGTTTAACTTGTCCGTGGTTTTGTACAAATCCTCGATCATCATGTACTGCTCAGAATCTGCGGGCAGTGATCCTAGTTGTCCACGTGGCCATTTAATTCTAAACTCTGTATTCTCTTCAAGATCTTTTTCCATAATTTGTATACGTGTGTCTGCAACATTAAGACGTTCTATAATTTGAAAATAGCCCATCGTGCCGAGTGCTACGATAACGATCAAACTAGCAACCGTCTTCATAGGCATCTGCACTTTTGCCTCTTCTCCGATAGTTAATGGTTTATTGCTCATTTTCTTTTTTGTTTTTTAGGTGTAAACAATTTATCTATTAAAGAGCTTACTTTATCTAACGCTTCAAAAAATTTATATATAACTTTGTCAATCATTTAGGTATGTACGCCGGTTCCATAAAGAAAGCCATTAGGACGAACAATATAATTAATATCCCTGTAAAATAGTAATTCATTCCTGGCCACCTCTATTATCATAACTAGAATATTACGGCTCCTAGTACAAATGCAGCAACAGTTATAATAATTTCTGTTCTGTAATGTAATTGCCAAACCATAAGTTTGTCTTTGTATTTATTTATCATTGTCTTCCTCCAAGTTTCTCAACTGATAGTCATAACTGCCTTCCTCATGTTCGTCAGTTATCCATTTAGCCGAGTTTTCTACGGAGTATATCTTACTTGTAACGAGTCTGTTAATCAAGTTTTTGTTTGGGTCCACACCCATTGATGCATCAAACATTTTAAGCCTATTATTGGGCTGTATTGCAAAGTTTCCATCCTCTAATTCTAATACGTGACCACATTTGTGCTGGTCAGGTTTTTCTGCATAACCAAAATTTAATTCATTAAAATCACCTGCGCACCAGTCAATAGTAAATAGGTACTTGCCTTTACGTTTTACTTTACGCCTTGACGTGTATTGCATAGTTGCACCAGCTAATTCATAAAAAGTTGTAACGCTTACGTTATAGCTAAAGCTATCCCACATAACTAATTCATCTAACGGTAATTCTTTTACGCCTGGTTTAGTGCAGAAAGCCGAAATAGGTGCTCGCCACCATAGACCCCCATCTTCCATTAAGAAGTGAAACAATGGCACTCTATTTGGTATAGAACTAAAACCAAATACTCCTACTTCAAAATATTTATCGTGTGAATCTTTTTGATCTCTCAGGTAATTTCCTCTTACCCAACACTCTATTACAGGTATGTTTGCATTTAGATAAGCCATCAGTCATTAATCTCCCCCCAATTGTCACCTGATTCGTAATCAACTTTATTGGGTACTTCCAGATTAACAGCATGTTCCATAATTTCAATAATCTTTTTTGCCTGTGCGTCATTCTCAATCGATAAGTCTAACTCATCATGTATTTGAATATGTGGTACAATTCCTTCTTTATATAATTCTAACATAGATTTTTTTGTCATGTCTGCAGCACTACCTTGAATTAATTTGTTTAATGCTTTATAAGTATATGCTCTTTTTATTCCTGGTCCATGTTCCGCTAACGCATCTTCATGTGTCATAGCTTTATGCATACCAAAACTATTTGGTTCCCATAGATGAAACCTGCATAATCTACCCAACAGAGTTCTTATTTGTCCTCTGTCTTGTGCTCTGTTAGATGCTTTGTCCATAAGTTGTTTAACAAAAGGCACCTTTGCATGATACGTATTAAATAGTTCTGCAGCCTTGTCTTTACTAACACCTAACTCTGCTTGCAGTTTAGCTTTACCCATACCATAAAACAATCCTAAGTTAATTGTCTTAGCTTGTGTTCTTGGTATCTCTGCCATGTCTGCTACAGTTTGGTGAAAGTCTGCATTAGGATCAGATTCATAAGAATCTACTACATCATACACTGATGGTAGTTTATACAATGCTGCATAGTGTACAACAAGACGTGGTTCTTGTTGTGAGTAATCAAAAACTCCCCACTTACAACCTTCTTCTGGTATAAATAATGATCGTATTTTAGGACCTAGATCTTTGTTACGTGCTGGAATCTGTTGCAGGTTAGGATTCTGATAAGAGAATCGTCCAGTCACTGTACCACCAGCTGCATTTCTTAATTGATTTATCTCTGCATGTATTCTACCGTTATGTTCGTGACGTAAAATAGAATCTATAAAAGTTGTGTGTGCTTTGTTAATCTCTCTTGCTTTTGCAATCATGTTAACAACAGGATGTTTATGTTCCTGTAAAAAATTTTTTGTAAATGATGGTGCTTGTGTTTTTTCTGTTCTCTCAAATGGTATCTTTAAATTTTCAAATACATCTGCTATACTGCTTGCCGCCCATATCTGCGGACGTACATTAGTTTCTCTTTCAATTGCATTTAGTAAATTATTCTCTTCATCAATTAATTGTTGCTTTAATGAGTGTGCTTTCTCTACATCTACACGCACACCTTTGAATCTCATGTCTACAAGACATGGAAATAGATCTGTTTCTAACTCCATAATAGATTGTAGATCTTGTGCTATAATTTCTTTTTTCATTTCTTGCCACAAACCATATGTTGCTTCTGCATCTCTTTCAGCATAACTACCTACATTAAGTGATGGTAATTTATACATTTCAGACTTAGGATCTATACCCCACTCTGATGCTGCTTCTGCAAGTGCAGCTTCGTTTTTACCAAACCCTAGATACTTCCATGATAAACTATTAAGATCGTATCTAAATCTATTCTCATCAGTAACAGCTGCCGCTATCATTGTATCAACAATCATACCATTAATTTTTAAACCCATGGCCCTGATCCAACACACATCATACATTGCATTGTGAAATATTTTTGTAGAAGTTGTGTTAAGAATATCTTGAAACCATTTTAAAACTTTTTTCTTATCCATGTTGCCACCACCTTCGTGTGCAATGGGAAAGTATCCTTTGTAATGTGCGGTTGCTACAGCTATTCCTATGACTTCACCATTACCAATAACAGAACCAGATCCTTTTTTAATTAGGTCAGGATCTTTTGTCTCCAGGTCAATTGCTATTTCATCAACCTGTCTAAGGTCTGGAAACTCTTTGGGTATAACCCATTCTGTTTGTGCATTAAAGGTAGGTATCTTCATTTTATTTCCTTCGTTCGTATACGTGGTTAGCTTCTATTTGTTTGTTTAATTTATCTTTGTTGCTAAACGCATACAAAGCGGCGTTGTAGTCGTGTGGAAATATTTCCCAGTCAATTAGTCGTGGGTATATTTCTAAATTAAATTTATGTTTTTTTATTTTAATTGTTTTTTTAATCACGCTTTTGTTTCTGCTTTTCATATTAAATAACACAAAACTAACAAACACGTGAACAAACCCATGTAATGGGGTATATGATTATTTGGTTCCATAGTCCCTTTCTTTTATCATTTCTAAATAATGTATTGCTTTATCTATGTCTTCTATTCCCCCTTTGCGAGAATGTCTGCATATATATTTTATAGCATTACCTTCTGCAAAAAGCAATTTGTTCTTGTTTATAAACTCTGCCGGCTGTATCTCCATGTACATGTAGTGAGTCCCCGAAACTTGTTTATGCAATGCTTTCGATGTCATAACCTTTGTCCTCCTGTTTAGCTGTCATTATGTATAAATTTTGTTTTGTACGAGTAACACCGACATACCAAACTCTATGTTCTTCATCGTGCTTGTCCTCGCTTTTGTCTATGGCATCTCTTATTTTTTTTGTGTTATCTAAAATTAATAGAACATTTGTTGCTTCACCACCTTTAGCTGCGTGTATTGTAGACAATCTTACTCTAGCAGGTTTTGATAGTTGTTCTTCACTGCGTAACATTTCTCTAATGTACAAACACTCTTCGTAATCTTGTGTAAATATTTCGTACCAATCATGCTCTTTGTAAAAATCAAACTCTGTTAAATCATACATTCTTTCTTCTGTAGGAAATGGATCCGGAATTTGACCTGCTTGTTCTAAAACATCTTTTACTTCAGATAGAGATAATAAATCTCCTTGTTGCCATCTTGTGTAATGTTTTACTGCGGTATACAATCTTGTCTTATAACTCTTTCTACCTTTTATTTCAAAGTAAATAGCCATATCTTTTAAGATATGTTTTAATTTATTTAATTTGTCATTGGTTCTAGATAACACGAGCCAATCACCATCATGCAGTGGTGCATCTTCTATCGCTGTTATATGTTCCACGGTCCCTGATTCCGGACGCGGTGCCCATGTTTTTTTAATACGTCTGTCGTCTGGTATTCGACTCAATATTTGATCCGCAACAAATTGTACTTGTTGTGGCACCCTGTAAGATTGTGGCAAAACTATGTTCTTTGCAGGCTCTTCTTGAAAACGTTGCACATCTGCACCAGCCCAGCCATAAATAGCTTGATCATCATCACCGGCTAGTATAACATGTTTAGAGTTTTTTTTAAGTATATCGTACATTTTCCACTGTATTGGTGATAAATCCTGTGCTTCATCTATAAATATTACATCATATTTTGGACACAATTCTGCCACATTAAATTTTTCAATCATGTCTGTAAAATCTACCAGACCAAAAGATTGTTTGTAATTGTCAACTTCATCTTTTAAAATTTGCAACAGATGTTTATCTATGTCCTCTGAATACATGTCTGTATTATACTCTTCTTCTATAGTTACATTTTTAATTCTAGCTGCATTAATTATATTAAAGTATTCACTATCAGAATCTACAAATCCTGTTTTCTCCTCACCATTAGAATAAACTGTAACTTCTATTCCCAATTTACGACCTATGTCTTGGTAGTGTTCGTCCTGCATTACATTACTTTTCTTTAAACCTAATTGTGTAAAAGCTAAAGAATGTAAAGTTCTAAAATGTTTTAAATCTTTTTTTTGAAATGCCGTGTGATAGTCTAACATCCTGTCAACAGCTTCACCTGCAGCTTTAGTTGTAAATGCAAAGTATCCTATTTTATCTATGGGCGTACCTAGTTTTAAAAATGTTTTAACATACTTTAATAGCTTAGTTGTCTTACCCGTACCTGGCGGACCTAATATTTTTCTAACAGCCATTACATTATCTCCGTGTTATGTTTTAGTTTGTTGTGATTAATTGTTACATCTTTAAAATGTTCTATGCTGATGCACACCACATTTTTTGTTGGTGTGTTGTATTTATTTTTTACTGTACTTGGATATCTTTTTTGTTCTAAAAATTGTATGTCACAATGTTTATAATTAGTTTTCATCATAACACCAGTTTTGTCTTCACCGTGTTTCCAATTTTTTGATTTTAATTTGTCATAGAATTTATCAAACTTAAAGTATGCATACCCATCTTCTATTAATACTGTACCAGATTTAAATGATGCATCATTCATAGCTTTAGGTCCGTTTATTTTTGCATGTAATACGTCGTGTAATTTTTCTCTTGGTGACGTACCTACAGGTGGGTTTATTACTTTTTGTGTTTTAAACAAAGCTTCTAATACTGTTTGATCTTCTGGTGCTTTTATAATTGGTGGTGGAAACCCTGCAGCTTTTGCTATTGAATTCCTACGTTTACGTTGATCTGTAACATGCTCAATTGTTTTACAATGCACTGTTGCCTTACCTATGCCATCTGGTTTAGTTACATCAAATTCATATTCTGGATCTGGTTCTATGTCTATCTTTCTTAAGTTTGTTAAAACAGGGTATTGTCCTTTTGATCCTGCGAGTATTCCAAATTTCTTTTTAACACATATACCTTTTTTACAAAAATCACTAATAGGACTTTGTGTGCAAGTGTAACCTTTTTCTGACCTATTCCATGATCTTGTTTTTTGTTTTAGTTTATTATCATCCCACGCATTAGCGTGTTCTCTTGCAAAATATTTTACAGGTGCATTTTTTACTTTCTGTTCCCAACTGTCTGGATATTTTAATTTAACAAACACATGGTAGTTATACATGAATCTATCTTTACCATCAAACTCTGACTGATTAGATATTTTAGATATTAATGCAAGACAAGGTGGTCCTTCGACAAAGTCTTCGTCTACACCTTCCATAGATTGTTTCTCCATGTTTTCTGTAATAGTTTTTAATTCATCTTGTGTGGTTATGTTTGCGTCTACTACTTTTATAAATTGTTCTAATGTAAAAAACGTGCCATCAATATTGACAGCTTTTCTTTCTTCACCATAGTACGGTAGATTTATAAACTGTCCTGGTTTTAAAATCCCTGTTTCCGGATCCTTTGTTAATTGTGTTTGTTTAGGAAATATCTCACAGTCTGGTTTAAGATGAAAGAGAGGTAGTAAGTTACTTAAGAATGATACAATAACTGTTGATTGTACAAACTCGTTTAAAAATAAATATAAATGTAGTCCACCGCTTTTAGATTCTACTGGTACAAGTGGTAGTTTATATTCTTGAATAGTTTCTAAATAAAATTTTTTATCAAAGTCTCTGTATTGCTTTGGATCAACATCTATAACGCCAAACCTTGCGCTCCCTTTTTCATTGGTTGGTTGTATCCCAACAGAAATGTTACCTTTTAAATGCTCTTGATATATAGTGTCTGTAAATTCTTCGTAGTTCCACCTGTATACAGGTTTCTTTTTGTTGTCTTCTGGATCAATAACAGCGTTAGTCCAGTCTGCGATACCATACGCGTGTCTATAGCCATTAAATATCTTTATATATTCTTGCATAATTATCCTGTCTACGTGGGCCACTTAGTCTCCCGCATGGCCCACGCTGTGCACACACCCCGAAGGGATTATATAATGCTGCTACTTTCCGCTGGTTTATCTTCACCATGCTTCGCTTTCACTGCACCTTTAGAGATGTTTTCAGAAAACGATTTAGCTTGTTGATAAAGACTTGCGTCAGTAATAGGACCAACTTTACTTACTTCCCAACCAAACCAAGTGCCTTTGTCATTAGACATTTGAGTTGTCTTTAGTCTGTAAATGTGGCTAAAAGATGCCGGTGTATATAAACCGTTTTTACCTTTTAGTTTTATGCCCGACATCATTGAATTCCATTTTCTACTAATTTTTAATTGAGTAGATTTCATAGAGATCAACGCAGTCGATGGACTGTCTCCATTTATAATTACAAAATGCGATGCAGTCTTTTCAATATAATTACCATTTGGTAACCTATCTTTATAGTTTGCATCTGGTTTTGTTTTGGACATGATATCAGAAGATGAATCGTAAATTGCAACTGGTGCACCCGGTCCGTCCCCTCTATCCTTCCATTCGATGTACTCGAGTTTATAAAATGCAGGAATGACATCTAAGCCTTTCACTCCATCATACAACTCTCCAGTCACGGAATTAAAAATCATTCCGGGTTCTGCACCTTCAACATACTTACCATCACGTTTATTAACTTCTGGTGAAAGTTGTCCTAGGATTTTTAAAAAAGGAAGGGCTAGATCTTCTTGACCTATTTGTCCCAAACCTTTTGCTGCATCTTCTTCAAACATATTAGCCGGAAGCGGTGCAGACTTTTTCTCTGTTACTTGGTTCATGGTTATTTACTCCTTATTATTTTTGTTCTGTTGCTCGTGAACAAATTAAAAAGATCAGAGGGCATATCAAGTCCAGCCTCAACACGCTCTCTGACCAATGCTTTAAGTGTCATTGGTTCAACCTTTAATTTCTGGATAGGTTCATACCCTTGACCTTGCGCAAGGACAGCATATTGCTGTGCCTTGTTATCTTCGGAACGTCCAAAAGCAACGGTTACCTCATTTTTGATAAGGTCACCCAGTCCGTTCTCACGAAGCCATTCGTATGCTTCTTCCTTTTTATCTGCAGGTATAGAAGCACCGTAGACAGGTTTAACTTCTACTGAAGTCCCGTCTGATAATTTTAATGTAGAGATATTCATTTCTTGCATCATAGTAGGTATTACCTCTGATGACACTAGTTCTACTTTTCTTTTCATCTCTTTGTATTCTTGTTCTTTAACTAAAAGTTCTGCTTCTAGTTCTTGTAGCTTTACTACTTGTTCAGAAAGTTTTTTGGCATCATTGGCACCATCCAACTCTTCTCTTTTTTCTTGTTCAAAGTCAATCGACATTGATTTCTCCTTTCTCGTATAGATTTATTTTAAGAGGATAGTACATTCTTTCTTGTCTATCCCATTTTAACAAATTAAATTTGCCATTAGTAATATCAGAAACAATAGAACATGCAATTCCAATTATAGCAGGATCACCTGTTAATAATAAATAATCTTCCGGAGTATAATCTTTTAAAAGTTTTCTTAATTTAAAAACTAAAGGTCCAGGAGAAAATATTATTTGAGAAAATTCTGGTAATAAAAATTTAAAATCCCCGTACTCTCTTGCACTCATAATGTTTATTTTAGGAGCGTTTGCTTTTGTTCCCGGCAATTCTTGTATTACGTAAACTTTTTTTCTTTCTGACATTGACAAACAATATAGGATGTTCTATATAGATGTCAACTAGAAAGAATAAAAAAATATGAAATATAAATTTAAAACAGAGCCTTACGCTCATCAGTTAAAAGCGTTAGAATTATCGTGGGATAAATCTTACTTTGCTTATTTTATGGAGATGGGTACGGGTAAATCAAAAGTATTAATTGATAATCTTGCTATGTTATATGATGCAGGAAAAATAAATGGTGTCTTAATTGTGGCACCAAAAGGTGTGTATAAAAACTGGTATGATAGTGAGATACCTACACACATGCCAGATCATGTAGAACATACTGACGTATTGTGGCAAGCAATGATTAATCAAAAACAACAAAGAGAATTAGATAAATTATTTACACCAGGAGAAGACCTTCATATTTTAATTATGAATGTAGAAGCCTTCTCTACTAAAAAAGGTGTAGAGTTTGCAGCTAAATTTTTACGTTGTCATAGAACTATGATGGCTATTGATGAGTCTACTACAATAAAAAATCCTGATGCTAAAAGAACTAAACACATATGTTCTCTTGGTGAATATGCTGGATACAAAAGAATTCTTACAGGATCTCCTGTAACTAAATCACCCTTAG